CTGTTCCATTTCACCAGCATAATCAAGAAGATCATTCTGGATACGACTAAGCATAAAATAGATCTCTGGCACTGACAAACCGGAAGTAATCCAATGACGACATTCCTTCTTAGCAAACGTCACCAACAAAACTCCGTCAACAGTGTCCTCGGCTTCTTCCAGATACTCCTCAAGTTTCTCGATATCATCTCTGATGCTATTAATTTTTTCTTCCTGTGTTTGTTCAGGCATCGGGGACCCGGGGAAATTAACCACTGTCATGTCAGATCCCTTTTATCTGAAAGAATGATTTATACGAATCGTAGTTTTTCTTTTCCTTTTCGATCTGCCAGAGAGCATGTCCCATACCGCCTTCACCATACACATGGTACTCGGAATCGTCGTCTCGTTGGAAGAACTGTTCCATGTCTTGTCCCATCGCCAGTAGCTCTCCGGTTGAGATAAAAGACTCTCCCCCGACACTGACCTGTAGATACTTCTGACGACCCTTGTCATCCTTTGTATCCATGTCAAGCGGCTCATTTAAATCCATGGAGGCGTCATAGCCAAACAGATAAAACGTGCGGAACCCGAGAGTGTGCATCAGGGCGATCTGTCGCATTGCTGCACAGGTTCCACCAGTGATCATGAGTCTGTCCGACATCCCCTCAAAAGTCGTCACAGCATTAGAGTACGCATCCCATCCGATAATCTTGGCATTCTCCTTTTTCAGATGGTGGGTCACAGATGGATCTGTCATCGAAGCCAAGAAATAATATGTATCTGGATTCGGATTACTTAGCAGATCCCTGCGCCTGAAACCGTGCGTCGAGATACCATCCAGTTCTCGTGGGTCAAGGATGACACAGCCCCAAGGGATGATGCCATTTTCGATCAGGAAGTTATGGGCATGTTTAACACATACGACCTTGTGCCCCCTCTCGTATAGCTCCTGAATCAAGGGTAAGTCCTTCTTGATTGAGGGGCCACCTGAGACACAGATAACACTCTCTGTGTTCCAGTGGTATCTGGAGTTAACCCACTTATCAATCGTGAGATGATTCGACTTAATGTTATTGTGAATGTATTCATCAGGGACGCAGTCACGTGGCTGCACCTTGATCGGAACTGAGATGTTCTCGAAGTCCGGTGGGACAGGTAGACTACCGTTGATAGCATAGGCAAGACAGGTGATCCCGCCACCCTGTACCCCGTCTCTGGACGGAATCACACCTGAGTGAAGATCCTTGGAGAGTCCCCCGCCGTCAATAATCAGGTTACATCCAAACTTCGCAGTGTCTAGGATTTCTCCACCTTCGTCAGAGGGCATGTAGTAATCATCAAAGATGACAACAGGTACATCCTTCAGGTTATCATAGTCCGATCTAATCGTTTCGATTGAGTGTCCCCCATCGATGTAAGCAAAGTCTGGGGAATATCGAGACATGATCTGGGGAAGAGTGTCTTTTGAATTACCCTTGATCAGTTCGAAGCTGACCTTCTTTCCTTCGAGGAGAGCATCTTTCGCATAAGTATTAAGGAGTGCTTTTACATTATGTAGGTACGTCCGCTGCTTTACGTTCGCCTCTTCCTTATCCAGTTCTTCATCACCGTCTTCAAAAATATCCAGTCCGACATAATGAACAGAATCCGAATTCTGAAGTGCAGCGCCGAGTAAACGTAAAGCTCTCTTACCGTTCCATGTACCAACTTCAAGTAGCTTCGTGCTCTTGTAATGGGTGATGAACTTCTCGATCTCTTTATAACGTAAGGGTCCGGGCTGATAAGGCGCATTAAGAATTGCTTTGCGTCCCCCCTTAAAGTGGATGAAGTACTGGGCCAGAGCCGAGTATTCAAACGCATCCAGTGATGCTGCATGAGGTGAAAGATTGTGTGCAGTAATCCCGTGATTTTTGTGTAAGTTAAGAAGTCGTTCAAACGAAAAAGCATCCGTCCATTCCCTTAGTCCTAAAATTTCATTGGATGTGTACAGTCCCCTCCAGTCACGGAGAAACTCATGAGACTTATTATAATTAAGATTAAAACCAATGAAGCCTGTTTCAGAATAATCAATAATCCCTTCACGTCCAAGGTGAACCAGATCTGACGTGTCTGGGAAAACAAGATTCAAAAGGTTCGTGTCCACTTTCTTTGTGGTGATCACATCCGCATCGATCCAACACAGCCAGCCCATGTCCTTCTTTGAAGACATGTACTTCACATGATCGCATAAGGCAAACACCTTGTGACTAAATTTAACAACATCCATCCGATAGTTATAGGGGTCACCACCAGCAAACTGAGCGTTCTTTTTCTTGAAAGAACTTAGAGCTGTGTTCTTATCCAGAGACACATAGTTAATATTCTTTGCTTTAATGACATCCTTTGGTAGCTTGCCACCATCATAATACACAGTCAGTCTGATATTCTTGGGCCAGAACTTTACCCAGCTTTCGATAAAACGTCGGGCATATACTTCATAGTCACTGATCCTGAAAGATGTGATTACGGTAATAGGGGTGTGTAGATCTAGTCTGTTTGAGACGGTCATGTTGGTAGAGATTTCCTTTTTGTTAAAAGATTAAGTTTTGTGAACCAAGGTTTTGAAACTCGTTTACCCACATCTGAGAAAATGGGCAAGTTCTGTATTGGGGGAACCATGGACCACCTTCAGTATAGTGGATGGCCTTTGGTGTGACGCCCTCGTTTTCATCCCCGATAAAATTCCATTCGACCGGGATGTCTCCGATCAGGTCTGGGGAAGACAGCCACCCAAACTGATGTAGGTGTGAGCCCATGGCTGTGTTCACGGTCACGACATCGAGTTTATCATTTTCCGGATGGCCCATGTTGAAGAGCATTAGACTGCTCCACAGTTTCATGTTGTAAGCCGACTGAAGCCTACCGTCCATCTTGACTAAAGACTTCGGCTTGTAGTCATGCTTGACGACCGAGACCGCTTTGGTAGCGTCGAAGTGATCCGTGATCATCTCTTGAATATTACCCAGAAACAGAAAATCACAATCGAGAAAAACAACAGGTCCTTCAGATATTCCATTTCGTCTGGCAAGCTCGGGTACAAGGAACCGTGTAAAAGCAAACTCTGTAGAGAAAGGTCGTCCGTCAATTTCATCCCAGTAGTCTCCTTTTTCATCAATTCTCCACGTGCGCCAGAACTTCTTAACATCTCGAAGTTCTTGGTGTCGGATAGGGATAATGTCTTTCTCATCCAGACCCGGGGAGTTTCTAAGGATAGAAGCGTGGCATACACGGTACACCACGTCTTCTCGGTTGTCATAACCGACAAATATTTTTGTCATTGTACTCTACCAGTTTAAAAAGGATGGATGATTTCTAGATTTAGAGCTGCGTCTCAGGTGGCCCCCTCGAACTTCTAAGACAGCGCCTTTTTCGTTACATAGAGTATTAAGATAAGACCTCCAAAGTTCTCTGACATTCTCTGCCGCTACTTCGTAGCTGTTGTAGGCCCGGTCGCTTTCAGACATTGTGATGTCATGTAGTTCTTCCTGACGCTTTCGAATCTCTTCGGAGAGTTCTTCAACTCTTTTTGTTTTATCCTCGTCGGTAGTCATGGTAGATATTTCCTAATATAGTTGTGCTTGATTAGTTTGTATATGGTAAAAGGTTTCTCCTTTGTCAAGGTATCTATTACTAGCTTCCTTAACTTCTGAAGACCTCACCACGTCCGCAGGAATTTTCCAGAAGTTTTCACCGTCTGAAGAAATAACATAGAACGTCAGATCATCTTCGTCATACTTATCAAGTAGTCTCTTCTTCCTTGATGGAATACGAATCTCTGACCAATGTTCTGGCCACTTACCCTTCCATGAGTACTTCATCTCGGCCTCGTGAAAGAAACATTCACCGTCCTTGGTTGTCTCGATATCTGCGTAGTAATTTTCTTTGCTATTAACAATCAAGTGACCCTCGCTTTTCAGGTGATTACTGATGATATCTTTTGCGGTCTTGTCCGCCATGTTATACAGGCTACGTGAGAATTTCTTTTTCATCAGAAGATCTCACAGACGCCGCCGACACAGGCAAGCTCTTGTGATGCGATGGTGTTATCTTCTTGCTCATACGTGGCCAGTCCTGTCCAGTCAATATCCGTGGGCATGGTCATAAGCATTTCCTTATATTGTTGTTGATTAATATCGGTGTACGGGGCTTGTTGATAGACATGGTCATCGAATGGTAGAAATGCAATGCCTGATAGATAATGAAAGTTCTTGTGAAGCCACGCCCCTACCTCAAGCCATTCATGCTCTTTGATTGAGACCGTGATTGAAGGCTTATGCTCACACCAAGTCGTGGCATAAATCTTCCAGAATCTGAGCTGTTGCAGCGCAGTCTTATCCGTTCGACAAATTGCATTTTCTGGCGCAGCCACGGGGAAAGAGAAGATAACATTCTGTGAATTACCTAGATCTACCTCGTTTGGAAAACCAGAGTTGATCATAAATGTTGTAAGCGGGTCTTTAATGTCAGAGCGGACAGTGCGTATATAGTGAGGACTATGACGGGCATGAATACCACTAGCACTATCAACAAGCTGAGAGACAGTGCCACTAGGCTTAACACAAGTGATCGATGCACTAGGATTAATGCCCAGCAGATCAGCGTATTCACGATTGACTTTGACTGCGTACTCACGTAGGTCATTCAAGAGTTCTTCCAGATTAGGGTTTTCCTCGGTCAAGAGAGGGCAATCTAAAATCCCAGTCAGGGAAACACCCAGAAGCCTTTCCTCCTCTGTGTTCTTTGTCCAGATTTTTCTGAGGTACTTGAAATTAGTAAGCGTGGACTGGATAGTCCCAAGGATTGTTGCGGCCTTGATCTTATCCATCAGGGTTTCTTTTGTATCAGAGAGACGGCAGACAACCTCTGTCAAATTACAGAATTGGTTTGGCCTAAGAATAATTTCGGAGCACGGGTTTGTCCCGAAATCGTGGTCAGGATCACGGCGACCGATTTTCCTGACATGATCTTTTGCTGCTTGTCTATTGAAGATACCCCGCTCCCCATTCTTAGACATGTAGAGAGCCAGCCACTCTTCCATGAAGACACCAATATTATCTGGCTTCTCGGTATAGCATACCGAATTATTAGCCAAGGCCCTTTGTGGATTTGCCTTGTACCACTCACCTGCTTTTGCATTTCTCATACGCATGTCAGATAGATTAGACAACGAGATAAGGGCTGATCTACGGACACCGCCGACAACAACCACATCTCCAATCTTGCACATGATGTCATGACACTGAAGGCTGGTAAGTTTGCGTCCTGCTGCGTCTTTAAACGTGTCAACAGTGAATCTGAAAAGATCTTCAAGAGGCTCTGGTCCCGAGGCTCGACCACCAAATACTTTGAGTAAGGCCCCGGCAGGTCTGATCTTATCCATGTTCCACTGTGGGATAGACCCCTGATACAGTGACCCAATCAGTTCACGAAGACCTCTGGCCCAGCCTTCTTTTGAATCTCCTACATTAATAACCGAGTCTGAATATTCCAAGGTCTCGGAGACAGCGGGTAGCTTATTAATGTAATCTCGTTCGACCGAGAACCCGACCCCTGTTCCATTCATCAGGATATAGAGACACTCATCAAAAGCCCGGGGGTGATCGACCGGGAGATACGAGCAGTTATATCCTGCCACATTCTCTCTCTTCAGAGCAGGACCAGCGGTCATCAGGCAGCGCATGGATGGCATGACCCCCAGACCCAGAACCTTGTCTTCCAGATACCTACGGAGTTCCGGAGTAACGATGTCTTGTCCAGTATGTTCCTCAAAAAAATCAAAGTATCTGGACACCGTCTCTTCATAAGACTCACGGCGCTCTTCGTTCTTGTCCCAACGTGAATAACGAGACAGGTGGATATACTGTTGATAGAGCGTGGGTAGGTGGTTAGTCATATTATTCCTCTACTGTTACTAGATTAATATCAGATCTGATTTGAAAATACTCGATGTCGTTAGGACCAAGCGTGAAAGTCTCTACAAAAACTTTCGGGTCCTTACCTCTGGCTCTCCAGTATCTTCTGATAGCCCGGGCCAGCATAAGGCTGTCCCCGTAACTACCGAGATAGTCTGGAATTTTTCTGTCGATTTCTATCATGGCTGAACCCTTATCCTATCATATCTCATGGCAAGAGCAACGAAAATTCGTGTCTTTCCTTGAGACTTTTTACCTCGGCTTCTAGGCTTTCAATTTGCGTAGTTTGATCCTTTAGTTTAGAGCGCATCTTGGTCCCGCCGAGTAAGTTATTTTCGAGGCGTCCGTTAAGTTTATCCAGATTGAGCCTTGCCACATCCCCGAGACTAAGATCCATATCAGAGCATAGAGCAGAGACATACCACAGCACGTCACCAATCTCCCCGGCAAGATCATCTTTAATCTCATCCAACTTAACATCACCTCGTGTGATCTTCTTGATCTTGTTGCATACTTCTCCGGCCTCTCCGGCCAGACCCATGGCAGGGTAAACTACCTTGGCATCATCTGGATAAACGGCAGTCTTCTTGGCCGCTGTCTGATACGCATTAAAATTCAATTCAATCATTGAGGTTGACTCCCACGTGTCCAACTAATCTGGCTGTATACCACTGAGCTTTCTGAAGATCTGTGACGCCGCCTTTGTTTTTATAACGGAACAAATACTTTAGGATGTTTCCCCGGAGATATCCACAGAATTCTTCTTGGGTCAGTTGGTCTTCAAGAATATCAATAACTTCGAGCTTACCAGTTTTGTAGTGCGGGGGGTTGTTAACCATATCAATTTTATCCTGTGACATCTACTCAGACCAATTTGTGAAGATCTTGTTCTCTAAGTCAGACGCACTCTTCAATAGAATAGCTTCCTCACCATCAATCGCAGGATCATAGGTGGTGCCCATTCTCAGACATACTACTTTCCTATAGTCGAGAGCCTTATAAACTTCATTGTACTCTTCTGCGGTTTGTTCACAGAGTTCTTTGCTTTCCCCTAGATAGAGGGGGGTACTACTGATACCGGGCCCTACCATAAAAGCAAATACTATAATAGCTACATATAATTCCATAGTTTTAATTTCCTTATTTTGTTATTACGATATCATGAAAGCAAATGCTATAAGGGCTGCAAGTAATTCCATAGTTTTAATTTCCTTATTTTGTTGTGTTTATCGCTGTGTCTAACAGCGCATTGATTCGGAATCTTTCAAAGGGTTGGCCATGGAACAGGACGTTCGTGGACAACCTTATCACCTGATCTTCGGAGATTCCTGCGTACTCACAGACACACTCTCGATCTTCTGCTGTAACGCAGGCTGACACCACTGTTAACCATCGTGTGGCTGCACGTCGATATTCACAGATAGCTTCCGAATCAGAAGACCGAGGTTCCTTGGTTGCATCAAGAATCGCTTGGGCAATAACAGCAAGCCACATTAACTGCTCTGCACTCCAACTAGTATCCGAAGTACGAAGCATGTCGTACGTCACATAATCTAGATCGACATCCGTAGATGACCCTTGGCATTCTGATTCGGCCACTATACTAAGTCTTCCAATAGCGTGTGTAAATCTTATTGTTAACCGGGTTAACTCTCTGTTCAGTCAAGATGTCAACGCCCTTTCGACGGAGCTTATAGATTGCATCTCGGAGAGACACGATCCCATAATCGAGCAGAGCTTCTCTACTAGAGATGTGACCAACATTTTCGAGATGCTGTGCAATACTTGTGAACTTGGTGTTTGTCATTTTTATTCCTCTCATGTCTGTGTTAAAATTCTTCTAGGATTTTATCTAACTTTTCGTTTAGATTCTGGCATACTTCTTTGGGTACAAATTTAATCCCTCCGATCTGTCTGTTGTAGTACTCTCTTTCTTCTTGACTATCCAACTTGTTTGTCAGGACATCAAGTTTATGTTGGGCGTTTGCTTCTGCGTATGTTAATCCTCCTCTTGTCTCATACTGATGGACGACCACAAACTTGAAGTTATTCAGACCATAATCTTTAATAGCTTGGTGGAGATATTTTGACGAGCCTTTGTAAGTCTTCCAGTCCGTATAACCTACGGCTTTCTTCTTGGAATATCTTTTGAATTGTTTTCGTCCAACATATTTCTGTTTTGTTTTTTTATTGTAGACGATATAAAGAAAACCGAAGAACCACTTAGGGTCTAACTCTTCTTCGTCAGAAGAAACTTCCCACGGCGTCAGTGTAATACTTCGGCTTGTCGTTCCAGCCTTTTTCTTCGACGAGCCCCTCGCCGTTGTTCGAGTCCGCCCAGCACGTGTGCTTGAAGTCACAGTAGACACATCCTGATCTAAGATACTGTCGTCCATCCTTCTTGGCCGTGACCGGGGTGAAGCATCTTTCCGGGGGCTCTTCTTTACTGATGACTTCTTTGGCTTCGGCGATCCTTTCTTTGGCATCTGGCATTTCCATGTCAGTGACTGGCATGTAACAAATCTCTCCAGTCACTTTGTTAAAAGCAAGAAACCCACCCTCATCTGCATTATCAGCCTGAACGTAAGCCCCAAGCTGCTGCATATATCCGAACGGATCGTCTTGTAAATCTCCCTTCTTAAATTTCTGAAACCCAAAGTCGGACGCACTCTTTGCGTCAACGATGATACCGTCAATCTTACAGTCGATGTGTCCCCTGACACCGTCAATTTCGTATTCTCTTTGCTGGTCCGTGACTGTATGTCCGGCGGTCTTGACTAAGAGAAGAAGCAGGGATTCGAGTAAATGACCATAGGTGAATTTAAGTAATGTGTCATAAGGCAAAGAACTCTCGGCACTTTTCATGTGTGCCTTGTACCATAACTGTCTGTTCTTTTTGCCAAGAGAAGAGAAGCGGAGGGTATTTCTCTCTTTCTCTTTTTCCGAATCCCTGCGTTCTTCGAATAGGCCAGTGACAGCCTCACGAACTTCGTCAAGGAAATCATCCATGTCTTTTGCAGAAGGAGAAGACTCACCAGATTCAATGGTTTTTTGAATGTTCTTTACGATGTTATGAAGTGTCACTGGCCTATACCTCAGAAGGGCAGGTCGTCATCGATGTCAGCGTTTGACCCCGATACGACTGCGCCCGGTGCTTCGAATCCATCCTCTTCATCGAACCCATCAGAGCCGCCCTCATATTCAACAAGATTAATAATCTGAATCTTATCGATAGAGAAGCCCCACTTGTTCCACTTCGACATGAAGAACCGTGACACAAGAACCTTTACATCTGATCCCCATCCAATGCTGCTAAGGATATCATCAGGAATGCGGCGCTTCTTAGCATCAACCACAATCGGCGCTGCATTCTCCTCGCCCTTTGCATTCCGTACATTCTTATGAAGAGACACATACGGACTATCCATGATAGCCGTCGGATCTTTTACCGTCATGCTATTTGCCTGAGCAAGTTCCTGCATCTCTTCATCCATAGACAGGGCCAAACCCCAGCGTGGAGTATAGGCTGTGTCAGGAAAATCAGGGTGGAGATGCCCGTAAAAGAGCTTACCTGCTAAGACGAAACGTGATGGTGAAGTATCTTGTACATTTGTATCTGTCTTCTTTACCATAGGTGTGTATTCCTTTATGTGTATGTATATGTAGGAGCCGGGTTCCCCCGGCCTTTCTACTAGGTGGTGGCGGTCGGGGCCAGCGTCAACCCTCGACCCCGGAAAAATTTTCAGTGAGTCTCGGCCCAGCTTTCCCCAATTACAACAGAACAATTTAGGTCACAATTAAACCCAAGAATTGTTTTGGTCTTTTTGATAGAAGCATAGGTAGCCTCAGTTAGTTCATCAGTATCCTTTCTATTAACTTCGAATTGGATTTCATCATGGATGTTGGCAACAGGAACTGCACGAATTCTTTTTTGTTTGATTACCCTGTCAATCTGAACCAACCATGTTTTACAGATGATAGCCCCGGCACCTTGGAGTAAATAGTTTAGGCCAGTATGGGGGAACTGAACTGGTATACGTCGTCCATCCAATCCTGTTATAAACCCACGTTGAACCGCTCGTTCTACCTTTGACTTCAGGGTCTGAAGTTTTGGCAGGGATGTCATGAAAGTATCTATCATGGTCTTACCTTCTCGTGATCCTCCACCCACAATCTGACCAATCTTTGCAGGGCCTGCCCCATAAATCAAAGCGTAAATAAATGTCTTGGCCTGATCTCTGGTATCAAGTCCTGCTTTGTTCTGATTGAATGTATGAATGTCACCATCTAAAACTTCTCGTGTAAATTCTGGATCATTCATGTAATGAGCAAGGCATCGAAGCTCAAGCCCTTCTGCATCAGTGCCGAGCAACACGTTGTTCACCCGGTCCTTTGGAACCCATAGGCTCCGGCATCTATCGCCATACACGGCTCTCACAGAGGGCACCTGAGCCATGTTAGGATTGTTATGTGTCATCCGTCCTGTGACTGTGCCCAGTGTCCTGACACTACCGTGAACCATGTTATCTTCATCAGCAGCAGCAATCCATGACTGAACATGAGCCTTTCTTTTTTGTAGTGTCAGATAATCTACCATCTTCAAAGCCTCAGTACTGCCTATAGCTTTCAGGATTGTCTCATCAATCTTTGGCTGTCCAGTTGGTGTGAACTCTTTCGGCTCCCACCCAAACTTATTAATTAAACGGTCACCAATTTGCTGACGGCTCCCCGGATTAAAGGGGATGATCTTTGTCTTTGTCTTCATCTGGATCGTGGTAGGTTCAAAGATATCTTGGAGTTCTTTTTCTACAATGTTAAGGCTATCTTCAAGAAAAGCGTAGAAGATCATGGCCTCTGGCATATCAAGACAGAAGCCATAGTCTTTTTGTTTGTCTATGATGTGTCTAACATGACGTTCCATTTGCAAAACATTCTCAGGTATATCTTTGTTGTTGCGCAGGGTCATCCATACTTTTGCATTTACCGAAACATCTTGTACACAATACTCAATCATCTTTTCAGTAAGGCCCCCGGCAAAGTCAGTGAACTCCTGCTTTGGAAAGTTAAGTATCTTACCCCAGTTTTTCAGGGAGTTACCTCCTTCTCTTCTCGGGTCAGCAATCTGAGACATCAGCAGAGTATCCTCGGCCTGATGCTCGATCTGTATGTCCATCCTTAATAGTCTGTTGATAATTGGGATATCAAAACTGATGATATTGTGGCCCACAAAAATAGTATCGTGTATCCCCAAGAATCTTTTCCTGAAATCATTAAGGCTTGGGTAGCCGAAGGCCCCACCATAGGTGAAGACCTCGGGAATTCCAAAGCTGACTTCTTGTACCCCAGAAAACTCAGACACCTCTTGAATTACAACACAGTAAATCTTTGTTGCGTCGAGACCGTCTGTCTCAATATCAAGAATATATTTATTAGTTCCAGTACTAAGGGGTTTCTGCATCTACCATTTCCCTGATCATTTGTTCAAAGCCAATCGTTGGCTCCCACCCTAATTCATATCGTGCCTTGTCTGCGTTTCCGCAAAGCCTCGTGACATCATTAGGTCTGAGATCTTCTGGTGTATTGTGTTCCACAATCTTTGTCCAATCAGCGATACCAACATGATTGAACGCCACGTCCAGAAGATTATGGATAGATCTGGTACCACCTGTTGCCAGAACGTAATCGTCTGGATCTTGTTTGTCAAGCATCATCATCATGCCCCTCACATAATCAGGTGCCCAGCCCCAGTCCCTGACAGATTCAATGTTACCCAGCTTGAGCTTCTGTCCTATGGAAGGGACATATCGTTTGTAGTCTGCCACGAATGATGTGATCTTTCGTGTCACAAAGTCTTTACCTCGTCGAGAACTTTCGTGGTTAAACAGGATACCTGAACATGCAAACAATCCGTATGATTCTCGGTAAACCCTGACCATGTGATGTGCCGCTGTCTTGGCAACGCCATAAGGAGATGCTGGGCTAAGTGTGGTCTGTTCGGTGGCCATCCCTGATGCCACTGTTCCAAACATCTCAGAGGTGGATGCCTGATAGAACTTGGTATGTGGGGATGTGAGTCGAATTGCTTCGAGCATTCCTAGTACTGCGTTGGCATTCACATCAAAGGTTGTATCAGGATTTTCAAAGCTGTATCCAACATGACTCTGTGCTGCCAGATTATAGAACTCAGAGGGCTGCTCCTTTTTAACCAAGGCTATCATAAAAGATGTGTCGCAAATATCTCCTGCAATCTCTCGGTACTTCGGATCATGGTGAAGAGGTACGTGGAATTCTCTGGATGAGTGACGGCGTCTTACACCAACGACTTCGTATTCTCTGTCGAGCAGTAGTTTACTTAGGTAGTAACCATCTTGTCCATGGACACCGGTGACGATGGCTCGTTTGTTTAGCTGTGCTGTAGTCATGTTTAAAAACTCTCC